GCGGCTGGCGTGATCCTGTTGGAGACCGGGGCCGTGCTGATGCTCTGGCTGATTTGCGTGGCCTATCTGTGGGTCGTTATCAGCAATTGTCGCGCGGGGGCCTGAGCCATGGCAAAAATCCCGACAGTGCTTGATCGCTGGGGAAACCCGGTACGACGGTCTGACCTCACCAAAGACGACGACGCCACACTCATCGGTGGGGTGCGCAGCCCATTGACCGGATACCCCGGCGATGGGCTGAATCCCGGCCGTCTGGCAACCATCCTGAAGGAGGCAGATGCCGGGGATCCGATCCGCTATCTGGAATTGGCAGAGACCATCGAAGAGCGGGATGCGCATTATCTCGGGGTGTTGGGGACGCGCCGCCGGTCTGTTTCGCAGCTTGATATTGTGGTCGAGCCGGGAGACCAGACGCCGCTTGCGGAGGAGATCGCGCAACGCGTGCGGGTCTGGCTTCAGCGCGACGAGTTGACCGAAGAACTGTTCGACATCCTGGATGCCTTGGGCAAAGGATATTCCTTCACGCAAATTCGGTGGGACACCTCCCAGGGGCAATATGAGCCTGCGGCCCTGGAATGGTGCGATCCGCGTTGGTTCTGTTTTGACCGCAAGGACCTGAAGACACCGCGCATGCTGAACCCGGAAACGGGGCAGGAAGAAATTCTGCCACCGTTCCGGTACATCTACGCGCCAATGAAGGCAAAGTCGGGTCTGCCGTTGCGCTCGGGTTTGGCGCGGGTGGCGCTGTGGTCCTGGATGTTCAAAGCGTTCACCCAGCGCGATTGGTCGATCTTTACCCAGACCTACGGCCAGCCGCTTCGGATCGGCAAGTATGGCCCCGGCACATCGGAAGAAGATCGTAAGACACTGTTCCGTGCGGTTGCAAATATCGCCGGTGACTGCGCGGCGATCATCCCCGAAAGCATGATGATCGACTTTGTGGAGGCGCAGAGCATTGGCGCATCCACCGATCACTACGAGCGCCGGAGCGATTGGCTCGACAAGCAGACCTCGAAATTGGTGCTGGGCCAGACGGCAACGACGGACGCGGAAACCGGCGGCCTCGGGTCCGGCAAGGAGCACCGCGAGGTTCAGGAAGACATCGAGCGCGCCGATGCAAAGCTGTTGGGGGCGATCATCAACCGCGACCTCATCCGGCCCTGGATCCAACTTGAGTATGGCCCCGACGCCCCGGCACCGCGTCTGAAAATCGGCCGTCCCGAAAAAGAGGACCTCGCCGCCTTCTCCAAGGCGCTGTCTCCGCTGGTAGCGCGCGGGCTGCGGGTGAAACAGTCGGAAGTGCTCAAGAAGTTCGGTCTGTCGGAACCGGCGAAAGGAGACCTGGTCATCGGTCAAAACACGGCGAAATCGCCCCAAACGCCCCCGACGGGCGCAACCGGCACCGGGGAAACGCAGCCAATCGCCCCGCAGAGCGAATTTAAAGGGTGTTTTAAGCCGCATCTCGCTCCGCCGCGCGCCGTACTGGCCGCGCAGGCAGAGGAGGCCTCTCAGGGCCTTTCTGTGCCGGTATCGCCAGAAGCGGCATTGGCTGCCCGATTGGAGGACGAGGGGCGCGCGGGTATGGCGGCACTTCTGGGTCGGGTCGAAACCATGATGCAGGCGGCGTCTAGTCTGGAAGAGTTCCGCGAAATGCTCCGTGCCAGTTTCGGTGAACTGGATGCCTCCGAGCTTCAGGCGGTTTTGGCGCGGGGGACGCTTGCAGGCGCTGCGGGCGGGCGTGCCATGGTCGAGGATGAGGCGGATGACTGATATCGCCGCAACGTTTCGTAGGCCGTTTCCCGAGCAGGTTACCGCTTTCCGGCTTCGGCTCGGCGATCTGGTTCCGACCGCCCGCTGGGATGACATCGAACGGAGCGCCCACGACCGTGCATTCATGGTCGCGGGGGCGGTGAAAGCTGACTTGCTATCGGATCTCGGCCGAGCGGTTGACCAGGCAATTACCGAGGGGACCGGCTTTGAGGCTTTCAAGACGGACTTTCGAGACATCGTCGAACGTCACGGGTGGCACGGCTGGACCGGCGAAGGCACCCCCGGCGGCGAAGAATGGCGGATGCGCGTCATCTACCGCACGAATATGCGAGTGTCCTATCAGGCCGGGCGGTTTGCCCAGCTCCGCGAAGGCGGGTTCAAATATTGGGTCTACCGTCACGGTGGATCGCATGACCCGCGCCCAGAGCATCTGGCGCTCGATGGTCTGATCCTGCCCGCCGACCATCCGTTCTGGATGATCTGGTTCCCGCCGAATGGCTGGGGGTGTTCCTGCCGGGTCTTTGGTGCGCGCTCGATGAAAGCCGCAATCCGGCGCGGCGGAAAGCCGAACGTGGCGCTACCAAGTAACTGGAACCAGCGTTCGCCCAAAACCGGGATGCCAGACGGAATCGACAAAGGCTGGGACTATGCCCCAGGTGCAAGCGCGGCTGACACGATCCTGGCATTCCGGGACAAGCTGGAAAACCTCGCGGCGCAGCCTTCACAAGACCTGATCGAAAGCTGGCTTCGCGGCCCCTTCAAAGACTGGTTTAACGATCCGCGCGGGGCGTGGCCGCTTGCACGGCTGAGCGACGAGGACGCGGCACGCATCGGGGCGCAGCGCCGGGTTGCAGAGATTTCCGCTCAGACGCTGGCAAAACAGAAACGTGAACACGGCGAGCTGACGGTTGATGACTACCTGGAAGCCCAGGGCACGGTCTCCGGCGCAACCCACAAGACCGTCGACACCAAGGACGGCAGCATGATCTTTGTGAGAGCGGACCCGCAGCGGCCGGGGCATGTCCTGGTCGTCAAAGCGACCCGCACCGGGCAGGGGTTGTTTGTCACCAGTTTCCGCCGCCTGAGTTCCGATGAGGTCAAGAGGAACAAGGAAATCGCGCGACTGATGAAAAAGGGCAGTTGAGACGGTTCGGCGGGCACGCCGCAGCGCCTCTCTCATGGTTGAGAGCGTGAGTGGGGAGACGCAGGCGGTGGGGCCTCCCAGTCCGGTGTAACCGGCAACCCCACATGGCGCTCCGATCCGGGGATCGTGCTACGGCCGGGAGAATATCACCGCGTCACGCCTGCAAGAGGAGGATATGCGTGTATAGCCTGAAATTCAATGAAGACGGGTTTGAGCTGCGCCTCAAGCAGCTTGCAACGCAGCTCGACGATATGGCCCCCGTGATGCAGGACCTGGGCGAATATCTGGTTCAATCCACCCAGGATCGTATGCTGCGGGGCGAGCAGCCAGACGGGCGTCCTTTTGCGCCCCGCTCTGCAACGACATTAGCGCGCTATGCGGCCAAGGGGTTCAAGTTCGGGGCGCAGCCGCTGAACAAGAGCGGCGAAATGCGCCAGCAGTTGCATTACCAGGCAAGCTCCAGCGGTCTGTCCTGGGGCAGCAACGCGATCCAGGCCGCGGTGATGCAGTTCGGCGCAAGGAAGGGCGCGTTCGGAAGCTACGAGGGCAAAGGGTTTGGCGATACCACGCCAACGATCTCAATCCCCTGGGGCGATATTCCTGCGCGTCCCTTTCTGGGGATCTCCGGCGGTGACCGCAGCGCGATTGTGGAGGAACTGGAGGAATGGCTCAGTGGGTAAGATTGACGACAGGACTACCGATCTGCTGAAGCGCTGGCCGCAAGTTAGGTCAAACTGACGCCTGCCCATATAAACGAATTCTGGTCTTTTTCGGCGGTCGCTTGGCATGGCGCATTGCAGTTTGTCAAATTATACTGCGCTAAGTTTCACCTGAACCTTTGTGGGAAAACATGAAAATCCAAGGTCAAGAAATTTTGTCACCTGAGACTTTGCGTTCCGCACGAAGGGCAATGCTGGTTAGTGCAGTTGTTATATTAGTAAAGGGCTACGGAGTTTCACTCGAGGCAAACTCAATTTTCGGAGTGGCTATCGAACCGCACTTGTTCGATTCTGTTGCGCTTGTTGGCTTGCTGTTTGGTGCAGTTCTATTTTTCTATGGTTGGACCGGTGATATCGTTGCCTATACCAAGTGGTATCAAGAGCGTTCGATTTGGTCTCAGTTTGATACCAATATGACAATTGACCGAAAATGGTACGATAGAGGCGCTCGCCTTCTTGTAAGGCTCTACGAAAACGAAAACCTAGTGAAAGACGGAGCCACTCCCGACGACCTGCCGGAAGACGCGAGAGATCTATACAGGGATTTCAAGAATAATGTCGAACTCTACCGTAGGAGGTTAGAGGAACACCAAACTTCGTTTCGAACGGTAAGCGCACTGGGATGGTTCTATATTGTTGGGCTATGGGGCTTGCTGCCTGTTTTAGTGACTGGGTTAGCTTTATGGTACCTATTTGCGGATGGACTATTCGAGATGCCAAATTTTCCGGCTTGGAGCTCTGAGGGCGTGCAAGGTTCAACGGGCCTGACCTGAGCCACGCCCGGCCCAAGTGCACTTGCTTGTCAGGTTCGACGAGCTTCAATGTAACGTTTTCATAATGCGTCCAGCAGCAATTTCGAGCCGGTCGCCGAAGGTTGAATAGCCCCTTGATGCGATCCACCGACGTTTGAGCTGATCGCAATTTCGGTTAGAGTCGCTTCAGCATAGCCTTTTAGACTACCAAAACGCCCCCATATCGTTGGGGGCGTTTTTCGTTTTTCAGCTCTGCGACAGTCGGTGTCATGAGCAGAGCAACACATATCGCCATGATGGCCGCACAGGAGCTGCCGACTGTAAATCAGAACGGGCAGGTCCCCGAGTGGATCCACCTTGTGCCAGCCGGGCGCATCGAGACTTTCGATGGGCGCGGTCCCTATGAGATTTCCGATCCTCAAGCCGTCATCGACGCGAGTTTCGCGGCGCGCGGCGAGATCGAAATCGACGTCAATCACGCAACCTTTCTCGCTGCCAAACAGGGTGGCGAAGCCCCGGCGCGGGGCTGGATTACCGAGATGCAAGCCCGCGAGGACGGCATCTGGGGAAAGGTGCGCTGGACAAAAGAAGGCGCGCGCCTGGTTGCGGACCAGGAGTATCGCCGGATCTCGCCGGTGCTGGGGTTGCCTGACGAAGGCAGCAACCAGGTGATCTCGATCCGCAACGCGTCCCTTGTGAACCGTCAGAACCTGCGTGGGCTGACCGCGCTCAATCACGAAGAGGAGGAACGGATGCCGTTTCTGAAGAAACTCGCGGCCAAGCTGGGTCTGGGCGAAGACGCCACAGAAGACCAGATCATGGACGCGATTGCCAAGATGAAGACCGGCGGCGAGGGGGCTACCGCTGCCCAGTCCCAGCTTTCGGAAGTCGCCACCATCCTCGGCGTGCCCGACGGTGGCGATGTGATCGCTGCGGCGAAGGCCACGACGGCTGCCGCGCCGGAGGTGGTGGCGATGCAGGCTTCGATTACCGAGCTGACGGGCACCATTGCCGCGCAAAGCGAGGAAATCGCCTCGATGAAGAAGGCGGGCGCGAAGGAGCGCGCCGAGGCCTTTGTCATGGGCGAAATCAAGAAAGGCCGGGTCATCCCGGCGGGCCTGCGTGACCACTACATCGAGATGCATCAGGAAAACCCCGAGCGCGTTGAAAAGGAAATTCTCGCGATGGGGATCTTGAACGTCGACGGCGTGGCCCAGCTTCCGCCGCCGGGCAAGGACGGCAAGATTTCGATGAACGCTGAGGCGGCCCAAGCTGCCAAGCTGCTCGGACTGTCCACCGAGGATTACCAATCCGTGCTCGAAGAAGAGCACAAAGCAGAAGGGGGCTTCTGATGGTTGCTCTGTCCCAAGACCGCAACACACCGCGCCTCGAAGGTGAACGCCGTAACGGCCTGGTTGCAGCGGCGTCGCTGATCTACGCCGGGGCAATCGTCCTGCGTGATGCGAACGGCTACCTGCATGAGGGGCATACCGCCACTGGCATGGTCGGCGTCGGCCGCGCCGAACTGCGTGTCGACAACCGCTCCGGCGCCGATGGGGACGAGGACCTGATCTATCGCCCCGGCATCTTTCGTTATGCCAACTCCGCTGCTGCTGATGAGATCACCTTCGCGGACATCGGCGAGGTGGCCTTTGTGGTGGATGACCAGACCGTCGCCAAGACGGATGGCACCGGCACCCGCTCGCCTGCCGGGATCATCGACGATGTGGACGCAAACGGCGTCTGGATCCGCTTCGATGAAGCCCTGACCAAAGCCTCCTGAAAGGACTGATACATGCTCGTCAACGCAGCAAATCTCGACGCCCTCCGGGTCGGGTTCAAGAAACACTTCCAGAATGGTCTGGGGCAGGCGTCCTCCGACTGGACGAACGTCGCCACCGAAGTTCCGTCGATGAATAAGGAACAGAAATACGGCTGGCTCGGCAAATTGCCAAACGTCCGGGAATGGATCGGCGCGCGTGCGATCCAGAACCTCGCCCAGCACGATTACTCCATCGCGGAAAAGCCCTGGGAACTGACCGTCGGCGTGGACCGCGACGACATCGAAACCGACAACCTCGGTATCTATGCGCCGCTGTTCACAGAGCTGGGCGCGGCGACCGGGGCGAAGAAGGACCTCCTGGTCTTTGGCGATACGCTGAAGAAAGGCTTCGATATGGCCTGCTATGACGGGCAGCCCTTCTTTGACGCCGATCATCCCGTGCTGGACGAAGACGGCAATGTGGTGTCGGTCGCCAATACCGATGGTGGGTCCGGGGAGCCGTGGTTTCTGATCGACGACACCCGCGCCTTGAAACCGATCATCCTTCAGCGTCGCAAGGACTTCGAGTTCGTGAACATGGACCGGCTGACGGACCAGAATGTCTTCATGAACAAGGAATTCGTCTACGGCGCGGACGCCCGGTTCAACACCGGCTTTGGCTTCTGGCAGATGGCGTGGGGGTCCAAGCAACCGCTGACTGCCGCGAACTATGCCAAGGCACGGGCGGCGCTGTCCGGTATGAAAGGCGACAATGGCCGCCCGCTCGGTATCCGGCCGACCCTCCTGGTGGTGGGGCCGAGCAACGAGAGTGCGGCGCGCAAGATCCTCAATTCCGAATTCGCCTCTGGTGGCGAAACCAACGAGTGGAAGGGCACCGCCAAGCTGCTCAACACCTCCTGGCTGGCATGAGGAGCTGATCCATGAGTGAACGTGATGATCTGAAAGCCCGCGCGGAAGATCTGAAGCTCGACTTCGCGGCGAACATCTCGACCGTCAAGCTCGCCGAACTGGTCGCAGAGGCCGAAGCGAAAGCCCCCGCCGAGGGTGCGAATAAAGCCCCGGCAGGCCAGGACACGATCCAGGCCGGGGAAGGCGAGGGGACTGTGCCGCCGGAGACCGTGACAGCGCCCTCCGGTGACGACGGAAGCAACTCCTTCGAAGAGGCCTTGGCCCATGCTGCCGCCTCCAAGAACAAAGGCGCGCCAGCGGTGGACGCAGGCAAGGCCGCTCCCGCGTTCCATGGTCGCAAGTTTATGCGCGTGCTGGGGCCTGCCAAAGGGTTTCGCCGGGCAGGGCGAGCGTTTGGCCCCAAGCCCGTGGATATCCCTCTTGATGAGCTGAGCAAGGCTGAGGAACGCGCGCTCAGGGCCGAGACACGACTCATCACCACGTACCTCGTCGAAGGCGTGGGCGACAAATAAGCGGCCAGCTCTGCCCCAAGAGCCGCTTTCGCTCCGGCAAACGGAGCCTCGATCCGGCGGCGTCCCGCGCGTTGCCGGATCACTCTCCCCCGATAATCGGAGCGCAGGCAGATGCCCTACACCACCCTTGAGCAACTGAATTTCCGCTACGGCGAAAGCCTGGTGATTTCCTTGACCGATCGCGGTGAAGCCGCAACCGGCGCGGTGGATGTGGATACGGTGGATCAGGCCATTGCAGATGCAGACGCCATGATCGACGGCTATCTGAAAGGGCGCTACCAGCTTCCCCTGGCAGAAGTGCCGCCGCAGGTCGAAGCCCTGAGCCGCGCGATCTCCATCTGGAACCTGCATATCTACGACGCCCCGAAACAGATCGAGGCGGGCTACAGGGACGCTCTGACGCAGCTTCGGGACATCTCGAAGGGGATCATCACCCTCGATGTCGCCGGGATCGAGCCAAAGACCAACAGCAGCCAGGGCGTGATGACCACCGACCGGGAACGCCCCCTGACGGAAGACAGCTTGAAGGGCTGGATCTGATGCTGGACGCGGTGAAAGACCGGCTGACGGCGCATGTGCCCTCCTTTGCGGGGCGGATCGAGACCGCTGTTGATCTGACGCGGCTCCTGAAGGACCGAGGCCTCCCGCCCAATTCCACGGCCTTTGTGGTGCCCCTCGGCCTCCAGGGACGCCCGGCCAATGACGCGACTGGCATCTATTCGCAGGCCTATGCGGAGACCATCGGCGTTTTGCTGGTGGTGCGCTCTCACGACCAGACCGGCGGCAAGGCCCTGGAAGAGCTGCGCCCCGTCATCCAGCAGGTGCTGGAGGCGCTGGCCGGGTGGTCGCCGGGGTCTGATTTCGGCGTCTTCGAGCTGCGCCGTGGTGACCTCGCCGGGATCAGCAACGGCGCGCTGCTCTACATGATCGAGTTTTCCATCAACGACCAACTGAGGATCACGGTGCAATGACCAAACCCAAAGCTCAGCCCAAATTGCCCGCGTCCGGGGGCAGCTACACCGTCGCCGGCAACGGGGCGCTGAAACAGGTCGAGGCGACCCGGCCGAAGCCACCGCGCGAGACCGCTCCGCAGCCGAAGAAGAAGGAGGCGTAAATGTCCCTGAACTGGAAAGAAAAGGTCCTCCTCGTCAAGACCGAGGCCACCTATGGCACCGACGCTGCCCCCACAGGCGCGGACAATGCGGTCCTGGCCCAGGATGTGCAGTTGAAACCCATGGAAGGCACGGATGTGTCGCGTGACCTGGAACGGCCGTATTTCGGGGCGGATGCTACGATCCCCACGGAACTGATGAGCGAGATCTCCTTTGACGTGGAACTGGCACCTTCTGGCGTTCTGGGAACTGCACCCGCCTGGGGTGCGCTCCTGCGGGCGTGCGGCATGGCGGAGACCGTCAGCGCCGGGGTGTCCGTGGTCTACAATCCGATCACGCAATCGCCCGAGAGCGCCACGATCCACCTGCATATTTCCGGCACCCGGTACGTGATCCTCGGCGCGCGCGGCAACGTGCGCTTTGACCTTCAGGCGCAGGCCGTTCCGAAACTGCGGTTCACCTTCAAGGGCCTCTTTGTGAAGCCGACTGAGGTTGCCTATCCCACCGCTGACCTGACGGCGTGGACCATCCCCCAGGTGGTGACCATGGGCAATACGCCGGTGTTTGAGATCGACGGCACTGACCTTGTCATGCGGTCGTTCGTCATGGATCTGGGCAACCAGGTGGAAGGGCGCTTCCTGGTGGGCAAAGAGGAGGTGAAGCTCGGCGACCGGCAAGAGAGCGTCGAGACCACGGTTGAGGCTGTACCACTGACCTCGTTCGATCCGTTCCAGCGGGCGCTCGATCAGAGCGCCACGGCGCTACAGATCGTGCACGGAACCGGCGCGGGTCGCATCGCCACCCTCGATATCCCGGCCGCCCAGATGCAGCGCCCGCAAGGTCTGTCTCAGGCCCAGAACGTCAAGGAATGGCCGCTCCGTCTGGTGCCGCTGCCACAATCCGGCAACGACGAATTCACCCTCACTCTCACCTGACCAACCAAAGGGCAGATCCATGTTCAATATTGACGAAAAACCCGTCTTCACCCGCACCGTCACCACCATGGTGCCCAAGGGCGAGGGCCACGAGCCGCAGACCTTTAAAGCCACGTTCAACGCCCTTGATGACGAAGAGATCGACGGGGTGCCCGTTGGCGATACCGAGAAGGTGAAGGTGCTCCTGCGTAAAATGGTTACCGGCCTGGAAGACATCGCCGACGCCGCCGGGGAAGCTGTCCCGTTCAGCGACGAGCTCTTGGAGTTCATGTTGAAGAAATCCTACGTGCGGATCGCGCTTTTGAATGCCTATTTCAGCGGCACGGTCGAGGGTCGGTCGGGAAACTGAAATGGGCCGGTCGCGCCTGGGCGACCGGCACCCTGTTTGAGACACCCGGACCAAGCGAGGCGAGCGAGGACGCGGCGTTCTTCGGGTTTGAGATTGTCGAAGAGGCCCCAGGCAGCAGCGAAAAGGCGCGCGGCGTCTGGGCCTGTAACGTGGCGGCGGTCACCGGCTTTCTCGCAGCCCAGACCCAATGGCGCGCACTGGCGCAGGCCGACGGGTCCCGCTTCTGGATTGGTCTCGACTACGCCGCCGTCGAGCCAGCGCTGAGGCTTTCCGGCCTGGACCTGACACCCACCGATTGGCTTGGCCTGCGCATCGTCGAAGACGCCGCGCGCACCGCGCTGAATGAGAGGTAACCCATGACCTTTGTCGTGCAAGGCGAGATCCTTATGGACGGTTCCGACGCCACGTCGGAAATGAAAAAGCTGCGCGCTGAAAAGGCGAAGCTGGTCTCCTCGACCGAGAAGACGAACCGCTCCACGACCCGTTGGGGGCGGGCCATGGAAGGGGCACGGGCGCGGGTGGCGGCAATGCGCTCCACCGCGTCCAATTGGGTCGCGGGGATGCGCGACGTCGACCAGAGCCAGCAGCTCGCCGCTGGCAGCGCCGCAAACCTGACTGCGCAATTCAATGACGTTGGCGTGATGCTGGTGGCCGGGCAGGACCCGATACAGCTGGCCATTCAGCAGGGCACGCAGATTACACAGGTGTTCGGCAACCGGGGCGCAGCCGCAGCCTTCGCGGCCACACGCCAAGCCGCGCTGAATATGATCTCGCCCCTGAACTTGATTACCATCGGCTCCATCGCGGCCACGGCCGCTGTGGTGCAATGGCTTTCCAAATCCGGGGAAGAGGCGGAGAGCTTTGAAGACCGCATGGACGCCATGACGGACGCGGTTGACCGCTTCGACAAGGCGCAGAAAGACGCGTTCCAAAGCACCCCCGACATGATCGAACAATTCGGGTCCGCGTCGCCTGAGCTGCGTGCGATACTTGCTGATTTGGCCTTGCTTAGAAAACTGGAAGCCAAGGACACGCTCGACGAAATCTCCGAAAGCGTTCGCGATCTCGTGTTGGATCTTTCCGTCTTTGACGACCGCACATCGCGGTCCGCCGCGCAGGATTTTCTGGGCCTGAGTTCGATCAGCAGCAAAGCCCGCGAGTTGGGCGCGATCTTCGCTTACAATCTGGAAACGCTGAGTAAGTCTGAAGATCCTGCGATAAAGCTGCGTGCGGCACTCGATGTGCGCGACATGCTACTTGATGCCAGCGGCGGCGTTGAGAACCTTAATGCGCAACAAAAGGAATTCTACCAAGGGCTGGCCCAGCTGATCCAGCAATTAGAAGTATTTGGCGCGCGTGTTCGGCAGCCTTGGGAAGACCTGAAAAGCACAGGCGCGGAACTTTGGTCGAACCTTAGCGCCAATGCGCAGGAGTACCTGGACAAGCGCCTGGAAATCGACGCCTCGGCGCGGTCCACCATCGGCCAACTCCAACTTGAAGCGCAGATCAACGAGGCAATCCGGGCCAGCGGTGAAGGGAGCGTCGAAGTTGCGGAATTGCGCCTGCGTGCAGAGCGCGAGGTGTTCAAACAGCGGGTCGACGAATGGGAAATCACGGAAGAGCTCAAGGCCGCAATGATGGAGGCCTGGGACGCGGCCAATGGCGTCGCGTCCGTAGATATGGCGGGGAATATTTCCCTGGCTGCCGATCAGGCGCAGCGCCTGAAGGAGCAGCTCCACGCCGCGCGCGGGGAGGAAATCATGGCGCGGGCGCGCGCGAACCCCGGCTTTCATGACCCGCGCGGAGAAAGTCCAGGAGCAGGGAATTACGATCCCGACTTTGTTTATCACGATCAGGGGTTGCCGCCTGTGCGGATGCCGCCCAACCCCAGAAAATCACGCTCTGGCGGCGGCGCATCCGCTGCTGATCGAGAGCGCGAGGCGATTGAACAGTTGCTGCGCCGCGAGCGAGAGCGCTTGGAAATCCTGCGCGAGACCGATCCCGTCCAACAGGAAATGATCCGCCACCGTGAGACCATGGCCTCGGCAACCGACAAGGAGCGCGAAGCGCTGGAGAAAATCATCCGCGAGCGGGTCGAGGAGGAACAGTCTATCAAGGCGGTTCAGGACGC